GTTAGGTTTGATGGAGACTATTTCCCCTATGCACCTACACAAATATTTGAAATAGAAAGCAAAGATGCGTACTTAAAATTCTATATGGTTGCAAATGACCCAAGTGGAAGAAGAGCAAAAATATATGCAATTGATGCAAAGACTGGGATAGTTCAAAACGGAATAGGGTTTTATTGGAATGGAAAGATTGTAAAAGAGCCAGTGCTAACTCTTCAGGAGTGGGGATTTTTGGGTATAAGTTTTGCCAACAGTTTGAATTTCTCATCTTTCGAGGGAGCAATAAGACTGACAGGACCACTATTGTTTAATAGCATTTCATATTATCAGTCAACAAACCTACAAGAGGTTCAGAATATATCAGAAAGACCCTGGTTTAGGGTTAAGGTTTTAGATAATAAAGGCCTAGACTGGGAATTTTGGGATTTACCATCATTTAACTGGAACAATGTTCTTGTTTTAGCAGAAACTAGTTATTATGGAGTCAACCCATCAGAGGTTTATAAGAGTTATACGGGAACCAACAAGATAGTTGTTAGTGATGACACCCCCATAACGTTAAAGGACTATGCATATTCTGTATACACTAACGTTAACTGGGTAAAGTATGTTCTCGATCCAGTTTAATATGGTATACTTGTGGTTATGGATTCTTTAATAAACCCAAAAACTGGTGAACCAATTGTAAAAAATGTTAGACGACAAGTCATTGAAAAAAACTATGACTGGGGTCTTTATGTGTACAAAAAAGCAAATGGTAAGTGGTTTACAGATGGAAATGGGTCCGTTCTTAATATTCCTTCAGATAAGAACGATATCTCTAGAATGGCAGAACTAAAAAAGACTGCAATGCATTATGGAGACCCAGGAGACGGCACCTGTGTATTTGTTCCAGGGCTAACAAGAGTAAGTGAAGAAGAGTATTCAGAACAAGTTGATAGACTAAATGCTGGACTCATTCCTTCATTAAATGACCTTGGTGCTGTTCAAGCAGCAAAAGATACAATTGCTAAATATGGAGATGAGGACTAATTATGGAAGATGATCAGTATGAGATTGGTGCAAGAATTGATGAAGCAGCAAAAAAAGACGACACATTTTCAAAGTCAGATCCATTTAACGGTAACTGGGATTCACTAAAGTCTCTTGACGGATTAGAAGCAAATTTTAAAAGACGCATAAGCAGATCTTCAACCAAGATGGTTGAACCAACAACTCAGTATACAACTGCAGCACTTGCTGGAAAAAGCGGTATTGATGGAGCACAATCAAAAGAGATAAACCCAGGACTAGTATATGTAAACGGTTATGGAATGTTCGATGTAATCACACCACCATGGAACCTTTATGAATTAGCAAACTATTACGACACTTCATTTGCAAACCATGCAGCAATCGATGCCAAAGTAGAAAACATTGTTGGACTAGGATATGAGTTTAAGGTTTCTCAGAGAACAATGATGAGACTTGAGTCTTCAGAAGACAACAGTGCAACACAGAAGGCAAGAAAGAGAATTGAAAGAACAAAGATAGAAGCAAGAGACTGGCTAGAATCACTCAATGATGATGACTCGTTTACCGCAACCATGGAAAAGGTTTACACAGACCTACAGTCAACTGGAAACGGTTACCTAGAAATTGGTAGAACCACTCGTGGGGAAATTGGATACGTTGGACACATACCATCAACAACAATGCGAGTACGAAGAATTAAAGATGGTTATGTTCAGATTATTGGAAACAAGATTGTTTACTTCCGTAACTTTGGAGCAAAGAACCAAAACCCACTAACAACAGATGCAAGACCAAATGAAATTATTCACTTTAAGCAATATTCACCTCTCAATACATTCTATGGAGTGCCAGACATTATGTCGGCTATCAACTCACTACACGGAGACTCACTTGCTTCACAATATAATATTGATTACTTTGCAAACAAAGCAGTACCACGTTATGTTGTAACGTTGAAGGGTGCAAAACTTTCTGGAGATGCAGAAGACAAGATGTTTAGATTCTTGCAAACAAGTCTCAGGGGGCAATCGCACAGAACGCTATATATTCCACTTCCAGGTGATAGCGAAAACAACAAGGTTGAATTTAAGATGGAACCCATCGAAGACGGTATACAAGACGGCTCATTTAAAGAGTATCGTAAACAAAACCGTGATGATATCCTTGTAGCACATCAAGTGCCACTATCTAAACTTGGAGGTGGCGATTCTGGATCTATTGCAGCAGCACTTGCACAGGATCGCACCTTTAAGGAGCAGGTTGCAAGACCAGCACAAAGACAACTTGAAAAAATGATCAACAAGATTATTCGTGAGAAGACAGACATTATTGAGTTTACATTTAATGAGTTAACCCTAACAGATGAAATTGCTCAGTCTCAAATTCTTGAGCGTTATGTTAAGAATCAGATCATGACTCCTAATGAAGCAAGAGTTGTTTTAGATATGCCACAAAGAGATGGTGGTGATGAGGTTCTAGACCTTAAGCCAGAGGCTTCAGCAGAGGCAACCACAACAAGAGCAAGAGATGCAGAGAGAACAAATAGCAACTCTGACAGCACCTCAACAGTTGCTGGAAGAGCCCCAAAGGGAGAGGGAAGAAAAACTCCTTGATGTCCATTATGTCCATATTGTGATATTTGTATAAAAGGGGGTTTATAATATAATGGTGAGCAATATATCCAAAGCCCATTGGAATACCGATGGGAATAATCTTCGTCTTTCTATGCCCCTTACCAAAGTGGACAAAGAGCGTAGAGTCGTTTCTGGATTTGCATCTTTAGACAATATTGACAAGCAAGATGACATCGTAACAGCCGAAGCATCAATGGATGCATTTGCAAAATTCCGAGGGAACATTAGAGAAATGCATCAGCCATTAGCAGTAGGCAAGATGGTTTCATTTAAAGCGGATAAGTATTTTGATCCAGATTCAAAGAAGTTTTATAACGGAGTATTTGTATCAGCATATGTTTCAAAGGGTGCACAAGATACTTGGGAAAAAGTTCTAGATGGAACACTAACTGGTTTTTCTATTGGCGGAAGAATGAACAAGTGGGATGATGGGTTTGACGAGAAGTCAGACAAAGCAATTAGAATTATTAAGCAATACGATTTGATTGAGTTGAGTCTTGTAGATTCCCCAGCAAATCAGTTTGCAAACATTGTATCTGTTGAGAAGGTTGACGGAGTAGATATTATTAAGGGCGACGAAACAGTTTTAGAGAATGTTTTTTATGATAAGGAATCAGGCATTGTTATGGTTTCAGAAAATGAATCAGAGTTAAGTCCAACTACTGGTGAGCAAATGGCAAATATAGGTTTTGTTGAAAAAACAGATAACGAAAAGACAGACATGATAAAATTCTTAGTTGATAGTGCTAAAGGCATTAATACTTCTAAGATTAACAAGGAGGTACAACCTATGACAAAATCAAAAACACAAGTTGAAAAGACAGATGTAGTTGAAGACGTTGTGGTCGCTCCAGAGGCAGTTGCAGAAGTTACTGAAGAAATTGCCAAGGCAGAAGAGGTTGAAGCAACAGAAGTTGCTAAGGCTGATGATGTTGTAGCAGAAGAGATTGTTAAGGCAGAAGATGCCGAAGCAGTCGAAGCAGTAGTTGAAGCAGTTGTAGAAGTATCTAAGTCAGAAGAGGTAATTGCAGAGGCAGTTACCGAAATGAAGAATACTCTAGAATCAGCCTTTAGCGATCTAGTGTCAACAGTAAAGTCTTTGCAAGCAGAAGTAGAACTTCTTAAGTCTTCAAAGGTAGATCTTGACACAGTAAAAAGTTCATTCGAAGCAGTTGCAAAAGATATTGCAGCAGTTTCAAGTGAGTTTAATGAATTTGGAAAACGAGTAGACGCTGTGGAAGCAGACACCGCATTCCGAAAGTCTGGAGATATCGGCGATATCTTCCAGTCTCAGCCTGAGATGGTTGAAAAATCCCTATGGGGCGGTAGTTTCCTCAAAACAGCCGATCTATTCAAATGAACAAATCACTAGGAGGTGACAATATGTCAGAAGAAATAATCAAAAACCAGCCAGGCGCTGCGTGAGATCTAGGTGCAACAGCACCAGGACTATACC